ATCCAGACGAACCAGATTTCTTCTACATACCTCTAATATTCCTAGAGAGCTTCAACGCACCAGCGGCGGTTCTAGAAATAGGAAACTATAAGATAAAGATGCCGCTGGACTGGAAGATGCTGATAGGTGAAGCAGGACAATCAGAGATGCACGTGCTTCCGATAACAAGTCTAAATGATAGAGGTTTTGACGCATTCACATTCAACCCTTTAAGTAGTAGTAAACCAGATTTCTTACCAATTGATGTTGTGGACATATACACTGAAGTAAAATGGTATTTTCCTAAAATAAAATCGGGACAGATGTTAGCGGTACCGTTGAGCAATGGATCAAAACCCATGTGTGCTTATTTTGTGAAAGATATTTCAAGACAGTGTGAGCAGGTGGATTATGGCTCCGTCTGGTAGAAGATCTATAACAATTGAAGCACCTATAATGATTACCAGTAACAATATCGCTGTATGGATGGATGAGAATTGGATGCACGATTTTTTTAATTTCATAAAAAAGCATAAACTTAAACTTTCCGCTTTACATCACAAACAAAGGAAAATAAAATTAACATTTGTAACAGCAAAAGAATGCACAATGTTTGGACTAAAATATGCCAGCAGAAAAAAATAGAAAATTTTTTGATTTAAGAAACGGACTAAAGGCCGTAGACTATCGTAACAAAGACTACTTCGACAGGGTGGACGATAAAGAGAAATCATTGTACTCTCCATATATGTTGATGAGGTATGTTTCAAACGTGTCATCGAAGGATAGATTCTATGTTGAACACTACGTGGAAATGATCAACGAGTGTGTGAACAAACACTGCTTCACACTTGGCAAACACAAGAAATTATTGTGGATCCTAACTGCTATGTGTGGTGCACTACAACAACAGTTTCATCCATGGCTCAAACCAATGAAGCGTGTGCCAAACAAGAGTCTAAAAAAATTACAAAAGATATATCCAACCTGGAAGGAAACAGATTTGGAAACACTTGATAAAGTCATCACAGACAGAGAACTTGAGGAACTGATTGAAGCACATGGCATCGATGAATAAATGCACATACTGTGGCAAGGAGTTTGCCAAGGAACGTACACTACAAGTACACCTGTGCGAACCCAAAAGAAGATATCTACAAAGAGATGAGAAGTGGGTAGTGAATGCATTCATGGTGTTCCAGAGATTCTATCAGATACACCAACATAATTCAAAAACAAAAACTTATGACGATTTCGTCAAGAGTTCATACTACAACGCATTCGTCAAGTTTGGGAGATTCATAATGCACATCAACCCTTTGTATCCTGACAAGTACATAGACTATGTGCTACAGTCCAAGGTCAAACTAGATCACTGGTCCAGAGACGACCTGTACGAGTTATATCTGGTCGAGGCACTGAAGACAGAGCCAGTGGAGGCCGCACTACAAAGAAGTATCGCAACCATGATGGACTGGGCTACGGAACAGAACGCACAGTGGTCTGACTACTTCAGACTTGTGAACAAGAACAGAGCGGTACAACACATACAGCAAGGCAAGATAAGTCCATGGCTGTTGCTTGGTTGCAACGCTGGCAAAAGGATGTTAAAATCATTCAACGACGAACAATTACAGATGATAGAAAGATTCATAAACCCAAGTTTCTGGCCAAGCAAGTTGAAGAGCTATCCTGCGGATCACATGTTGGTACAGGACACAGCAAGGGAGGCCAAGATTGTCTAAGATAGATTTAGAAGTGTCTGACAACTTGGAGTTTGATGATGGAGACTGTGCTGTTATAATAAAAGAGGATGGATCCATAGGAAGAGTAATAATGCCAAAAGTTGACAAGGACATATTGAAAACAGAAGGATACAAGAAACTGCTTGACGTGTTAGAGGTGTTACAACCTGGCTCGCGTGATAAAATGATACAACATGCAGAGAAAGACAAAGGGAGCGTACACTAATGCCTGATGTAGACATAGATTTCTTTGACAGAGACAACACATTGAAGTTGTTCAAACACACTCCGGCATCAATGATCAAAGATGGTAAGAGTGAGAAACACAAGACGGGAGTGTACTTCCATGCTGTACCTGAACATCCTGTGACTGGACACGCAAGTTTAGATTACAAACAGGCAGAGGACAGGGGTTACTTCAAGATAGACTGCCTTAACGTGAACATCTACAAAGATGTTAAATCAGAACAGGAACTGGTTGAACTGATGATACAGGAACCTGATTGGGACATGCTGAAGGATCCAAAGATAGTGGAGAACCTTTTTCACCTAAATGGCCATTACAACATAGTGTCCAAACTGGAACCAAAGACCATAGAACAACTTGCGGCCGTGTTGGCCATAATACGTCCTGCCAAGAGGAACCTAATGTACAAGGACTGGGTAGACATAATGAAAGAAGTTTGGATCAAACCCACAGATGGCAGTTACTTCTTCAAGAAGTCACACGCTGTGGCATATGCACAGGCCATAGTGGTGCAGATGAATTTGATAAGCAGTGCTAAATATAGTTTTGATGCACCATCAGAAACGTAAGAAAAAACTTCCTAAAAAACTTAAGAAATCCAATCGTAGTACATCGTTAACATCAGAATTATATTCCTATCAACCTAACAGTCCTTTGACCAAATATGTTGAGAAAGTTTGTGGTGTGAACAGTACAGACCTTACTAAGGTTAAGTAGGTCTTCTCACTAATTGGATAGTTCTTCTTTTCACCCGTTTCTTTGAAATTTCAGAAAGTTTAACTGTTGGCCCATGAACTATCTCTACATCTTTAACGTTAAGAGTTATCAACGTTGAACGGAAATACCTGAACTCTCCCTTAAGGAATATGTTGATTGGTAATTTACGATTTGATTCATGCCACCAAGTCTCGCCGCATTTTAGGAATTTCATCTTGTCCTGCGGCATCATCAGCCTGCCGTAGTCGTAGAAACTGATCACGTTGACGTCCTCGTTCTGTACTATGCCCACATACTCCAAATCGCCCTTTCTGATCAGGCTTAAGAATGGGAACTTGTCCCTTAATGTGTTAAAAATTTCGTTCATTCTATATCTATAAATACTGTTAAATATGTATTATGCAAACAGTACAAAGGTATTTAATAAATCAGTTGGTAATAGCCTTCATAAATGGTTATCACGGAAGGAACTCAAAAGTGTACGATAGACGCCTAACATTGCACAGAGGGGTATCAAACCCGATCACATTCACGTTTAAGAACGAGGATCAGAAGGCACAGGACATCACTGCTAAAACCTACGAGTTCAATATGATCGATTCTGAGAGCAAGAAAGCAGTTCTCACAAAAACACTGAGCATATTAGATGATGGATCTACTGTAAGCACAAAAGGTGACGCAAGTTGCACGATCACAGAGGGAGACCTATTACCGCTGGATGCCAAGTTCTACAACTTCTCTGTACGTGAAGTCAAATCAGACGGTAGCAGAGAGATAACTTATTCAGACACAGGATACGCGGCCGCTGGCACAATAGAATTGCTAGACGGTGCATATCCAGAATTTGTTGCAAGTACTAGTGTATCAAGTTTCACAGCAGTGGGAGGACCACTGTCACATACTTCAGGATCCATAGATGCTAGACCAGGAATCAACAACAACAAGGCTTTACACACTATTGCTGTGTACACAAAGAACTTCTCAGGTGCTTTGAGGGTGCAAGGAACAATGAGTGCTTCCCCAAGTAATACAGACTACTTTGATATTACCATGGAAGGTGCAGGATCCACTGCCAACTCGTTCTCAGATTCTACAACAGTATCCAACTTCAACTTCACAGGTGTTTACCACAGTGTGAGATTCAGTTGGGGCAACGACAGTGGTAACACTGGCGTGATTGACAAAATCCTATATAGACAGTAAAATAGTATAGATTATGAATCTTATACAGAATACAATTCTGACTAGTCTGCCTGCGAACAGAAAGAAGACCCCAAGCGGTTGGATCAGTTTCAATGCACCCTGTTGTGTGTACAATGGAGAGACCGCTGACAAGAAGAAGCGTGGCGGACTGATGACCAGTGCGGACGGCACAGTCAGTTACCACTGTTTCAACTGTGGCTTCAAAACCAGTTACGTGATAGGACGTAAACTGACCTACAAGATGAGACAGTTCATGAGTTACATAGGTATACCAGAGGACACCATACGTAAGTTGGCCATAGAAGCCATGCGTGAGGAGGAAGGTGATGTGAAGTATGAGAAGAAGAAATTCGTGTCATTCAAGAACAAGACACTGCCCAAGAATGCACACAAACTAGATGTGTGGCTGGAGAAGTATGTGGGCAACGATCTCACAGAACCGCAATGGAAGAAAATAGATGGGTTACTGAAATACCTAGAGAGCAGGGGCATAGGTGCTGACTGGTATGACTTCATGTACTCTCCTGACAAGATCTGGGACGTGCATCAGAGATTGCTGATACCATTCTACTGGCGAGGTGAAGTAGTTGGATTCACTGGTAGGATGTTTGAAGAATCAGATGGTGTCAAATATTACACAGATGTATGGCCGGGATACGTGTTTAACATGGACGCACAGGACTGGACTAGGAAGTTTGTTATAGTCACAGAAGGACCTTTTGATGCCATATCCGTTTCTGGTGTGAGCATACTGGGATCGGAGATAAATGACACACAGCGAGAGTTGATAGACGGACTTGGTAGACAGGTAATTGTTGTGCCAGACAGAGATGCTCCGGGACAGAAATTGGTAGATCAAGCAACAGAATTTGGATGGAGTGTTGCATTTCCAGAATGGGCAGAGGGAGTAAATGATGTCGCAGATGCTGTTGCGAAATATGGCAGACTGTTTGTCATTCAATCGATATTGAAAACTACAGAATCAAACAAATTGAAAATAGAGTTGAAGAGGAAAATGTATGGATAGTAAAGTCATCGTGTTAGGTGATTCCCATACCTATGGTAGTGAACTGCCTGACGCAGGTCAAGAGAAACCATGGGAACAGCATAGTAGTCTATCTTGGCCTTATCATATGTTTGATAAAGATAACATAGAGAACTTATCTTATCCAGGCTGTTCAAACGACATGATAAGTTTAAGATTATTAAGGCGTTATAGGCATGCTATAAAAGACGGTGCATCGAAAGAAAAAATTGTCCTGATAATGTTTTCTAAACCAGAAAGATTACATGTGGTTAGACAAGGCTGTAACTTCAACACAAATCCGTTTTTTTCATATACCATAGCGGACAACGGAAAAGAAAATGTTTACGCTGAACAAATAAATCAAAAATATGAACTACAGAATCGTAATTTTGTTTTGGAAAACTTTGATGACGTCTTCCTCGAAATACTATTTCTGAAAAACGTCCTGTTCTGTCAAAACTTTTTAGAGAGCAACGGTATTCCTTATTATTTCACTATGGTAGACCACCGCGAGAAAATTGAAACAAGAGGAAGTTTAGAGACATATAGAGATAGCCTGTTTGAAAGTATCAATTGGAATAAAATTTTCTTAGTGGAAGGCAAATACGGTTACATAGATTATGCAAACAAGATATATGGTTTCGCAAAAAATACTTTACCGCATAATCATTATCCAGAGGAGTACCATAAATTGTTTGGTAACTTATTTTTAGATTGGATAAAGAACAAAAATACATTATAATAACACAATGGCCGAATACACTTTTGACTTACAGAAACTTTACATAGAGATGCTCCTAGCGGATGCGGAATCATTCGCACGGGCACAGAACATATTCAAACCAGAGTCGTTTGATCGTAAACTGCAACCTATTGCAAAGTTCGTCAAGGATTACATGGACGAGTACAAAGTGATGCCAGAGGTTGAGATAGTTAATGCACAGCACGATATAAAATTAAAAACAGCAAAGGATCTCGATCCTGCACACTTCAATTGGTTGCTAGACGAATTTGAAACATTCTCAAGACACAAGGCACTAGAACAAGCAATACTTTCATCTGCTGATCTTCTCGAGAAGGGAGATTATGCTCCTGTGGAAGACATGGTCAAGGAAGCAGTCAGCGTAGGACTCACAAGAGACCTAGGTACGGACTACTTCGAAGATCCTCGAGGAAGACTTGAGGCCTTAAAAGACAACAACGGACAAATCAGCACAGGTTGGCAGAACCTAGACAAGAAATTGTTTGGTGGATTCAACAGAGGCGAACTGAATATCTTTGCAGGTGGTTCGGGTGCAGGTAAGAGTTTGTTCTTGCAGAATCTCGCAGTTAACTGGGCACAGGCAGGATTAAATGTGTGCTACATATCTTTTGAATTAAGTGAACAACTCACTGCCATGAGATTAGATGCAATGATGACAAACATTCCTACAAAGAAAGTGTTTCCAGAGATAGACAACGTTGAAATGAAGGTCAAGATGTTGAAGAAGAAATCAGGTAACTTGCAGATCAAATACTTGCCAAGTGGTAGCAACGTATTGGATGTTAGAACATATCTCAAAGAACTAGAACTAAAGAACAAGAAAAAAGTAGACTGCATACTGATTGACTACTTGGATCTTATGATGCCTAAGAGCAAAAGGATAAGTCCGGCAGACTTGTTCATCAAAGACAAGTATGTGTCTGAGGAACTGAGGAACTTGGTCGTAGAGAAACAGTGCGTGTTGGCAACAGCATCACAGTTGAACAGGGCATCAGTTGAAGAGATAGAGTTTGATCACAGCCACATATCAGGCGGACTGTCCAAGATACAGACAGCAGATAACGTGATAGGTATATTCACAAGTAGGGCAATGAAGGAACGTGGTAGATATCAGATACAGTTCATGAAGACTAGAAGTAGTAGCGGAGTAGGACAAAAAGTAGATTTAGAGTTTGATGTAGACAGTCTAAGAATTAGAAGTTTAGATGAGGAAGAATCACAGAGTTATAATCAGCAAGGTAA